TGAGATATATCCATGTAAGCTGCATAAGAACCACGTCTAGTTGTGCCTTGATTAAAGGCTAACATCTGTGAATCAACTACATGGATGAAAGGAATAGAACCAGTAGAACGACTGCCATGAGTAGTTGAAATACCATTGCTCCTAATATCGCCCCAATATCCACCAATGCCTCCACCTGAACTTGCCAACCAAATGTTCTCATCATAATGAGCAGATAGCCCACCCCTGCTGTCAGGAACATAATTGAGGAAACAACTGATAGGAAGCCCACGAGTGGTACCCCCGTTACTAAGAATAGGAGTGCTAAACATGAACCAACGAGAGGAAGAGTAGTTATAAAGTCTTTGAGCCAACTCAAAATCTGTCTCGCCTTTGAAAGTTGCTCCGAAGACGGAGGCTCTTGCGAATGCTTCTTGTGCATGTGTTTCTCCTTCCCAAAAATATCTATCTTTGAGTGTGTCTAAACTAAATTTATCAAATGTTTTTTCTTTATCATAGTCTATTTCAATTCCTAAGTAAGGCTTAGTTCCTATTTTATCTTCAACCATTATCTTGTTCCTTATTGTTTACATATAATGCTATTATAGCATAGTGAATTATTTTATACAAGTCTAAATTATTTTTACCATCTTTCTTACCAAACCTCATAGCATATTTCATAATGTTTCCAAGACAGAATCCTTCTCCGTATCCTGAATCAATTATCATATCAGTTGCTTGGTACTTACCGTTAGCATAATGTTGAGCATATGTATTACCTATATAAGCTTTCAATTCGTTTAGTATTTTATCTTCGTTAAATTTATAATTCACTCTTCCATTCCTCCGGTAATGTTTCTTCACTATACCATGTGAAGTTATTTGTTTCTGCCCATTCAGCATGAGTTCTTTTTGTTTTATCTTTTCTTACTTTTGCACCCGGCATAGGTGAGTAAGGTTTTTGAAAAAGAAAAACTAATTCATAATTATCAGGTAAAGCTTTTCTAATATGTATGTACTTACTATACTCTGCATAGTCCCAGAACCTACCTTTAGCTTCTAGTAAAATAGTTTTACCATCTATAACTTTTACAAAGTCTGCTTCGTATTTGTGTTGAACAACATACTCTATAGTATCCCAATGATGTTTCCAATCTTTAAGAACTGTTTGATGTATATCGTATTCCCAAAGACTATCGTATCCTTTTGGTACGTTAATCTTTTTAGGTCTTGGTTTTCTTGGTACTCTTTTAGGCATTCAAATCTTCCAAAGTAATATTAGGATTTTTCTTTACCTGTTTATAAAACCATCTAAGACTATATGCACTTAACATAAATCTATTGTTAGCAAAGAGATGTGTTTGCTGTGGAAGAAATTGGTCCAAGTTTTTCTTATTAATCTTAGTAGCATCTTCACCTTCAGGTACCATAGTTCTTATCCAACTAATAAGTAAGTCTTCTGCTTTACGTCTTAATTGTTTTGCTTTTCTACCATTCATATTTGTGTTACCTCTATAACATTAGGAACTTTAGGTGTTTGAGTTAAGTATCTCAAACCATTAGAATATTTAAATACTCTTAAACCTTTTCCTTCGTTTGCATCTTTATGACATTCAAACTTATATCTACAATATACACATCCTTTAGGCAGTTGCATATTACCAGACTTACCATCAGGTATAGGATTATAACATTTATCAGGTGGTGTCTTTAACTTAACAGCTTTTTTAATATCAGTTATTTTCTTTTTGATATTAGGTTTATCAAAGTCATCAGGTCTAAACATAGCTAACTCTCCAGACTCTTTATTAAGAGCAAGGAATCCACCTTTGTTTGTACCCTCTGCTGCTTCGTATCCTGCAAGTTGTGCCATGTACCCAAATGCATCTTGTTCAGCAAGAGTTCCTTCTTTGAATTTTTTAAATGCAAATCCTGAAGCAGTCTTTACATCTACAACCTCACCATCAATAACACAATCCATGTGTCCTTTAATACCGGATACAGTTATTTCTTTTTGTTCATTAGTAACTTCATGTCCAGATAACTTAACAAGAAATAAAACTATCTCTTCAAGTAAGTGTCCGTATAAGAACTTAATAAATGTAGGAGGAGATATAACCTCTGTTGAATCAGATTCAGAGTTCATCTCATACCAGAGTTGTCTAGGTTGCTTACCTATATTAGACATACGTAAAGCAGGTTTACCTCTTGGAGCAGGGTGAGACCAAGTGTAAAGAATCTCTTTCATAGATTCTCCAAACTGTTCAATAGTCTCTTCATCTATGTCAAGATGTTCTCCTTTTCCAAGAGCCGACAATTTATTATATATATCTTCGACTAATGTGTCAAGTGTTTTTTTATTTTTAGTCATAATTTTTATCTCTGTGTTTAGTAAAATACAAACTTCTATCTACAGAATTAAATTGTAACAATTGTACTCCTGCTTTTATTTGCTCTGGAGTTCTACTACAACATTTTGTAAAGTTGTTACCTGTTTTTTTATGTAGTTGAGGTTGTGCAGTTTTAACATCAATCAAAGTTGTTTGTCCATCTTTAAGAGCAATCAAATCAGCAAGTCCTGTACACCCACAATTTTTAAAAACCTCATAACCGTTATCCCATAACCAAGTTACAGCATAGTATTCAGCCATGTCTCCTTTTCTACTATCGCAATGCTTAGTGTGTTTCACTCCAGTTACCTCCTATCTTATACTCACCATCAAGAGGACATCTAAGATTAAAATGTTCTCCTGCTTTTATAATACTATCAACAGCAAACTGACCAATGAAATCAGCTTTATCTTTAGGTACTTCTAGTTGCCACTCATCATGGATGTTAGCAACAAACTTATAAGGTACTGCATTTAGTTGTAAGACATCATCAAGTATTGATAATGCTTTCTTCATGACTATTGCACCTGCTCCTTGAAGTAAAGTGTTCAATGCAGAATGAGCATTACGTATGTAAAGCTTTCTACCATCTATACCTTTGAGATATTTCTTTGAAGCTGCTCTTTGTACCCTATCTCTAAGTGATTTAAATGCAGGGTTATTATCGAAGAAATGTTCTCTAGCTCGTTTACCATCTGCTGTACTTCCTTCAACCACTTTTCCAAGCTTCTCATCTCCTGCTCCGTACATGAGGGCATAGATGAATGTCTTCGCCTGATTTCTTGATTTAAGTTGTGCAGCTCTTTGATTAGCTGTGTGTATATCTCCATCTAAAATCTCCTTGATATAGTTTTCATCATTCATATAATGGGCTAACATTCTTAACTCTAAACCACTAGCATCAACTCCAAGTAATACATTACCTTCGTCAACAATCCAACATGCTCTACATTCTGGACCATAAGGACTATGAACTGAAGGTACTTGTGCCATGTTAGGACTTCTGTGTGTCATTCTACCGGTGATAGCACCGTTAGGTATAACAAAACCATGCACACGTCCGTCTTCTTGTACTGCTTCAACCCAAGAATCAACTTGAGCTATACGTTTTTGTATTAATAAAAAGTCTGCTATAAGTTTAGCTTCACGGATATGAGTAACCTCTGATAATGTTTTCTCATCAACAATAGGCTGACCTGTAGGAGTAAATCTTTCAGGTTTCCAACCAAAGTCTACAAGATATTCACCAATCTGTTTACGACTACCAAGATTAAACTCTTGTAAAGTCTGTCTCATGAAAGTCTCAAAGTTATTAGTATCTAAACATCTTTGATACTCATCATCAGTAAGTCCACGTTTAGATAAGTTACCATCTTTCTTAATATAAGGTGTAACTAATTTATCATCTACCCATTTAGGTTTAAAAGTATTATGAACTTCATCTTCAATCTGTTGAGACTTTTCTCTAAGCTCTGCAAGTAATACTAATGCAGATTCCATATCAAACATGAAACCATTTTCTTCTTGTTGTTTAATTATTCTTGCAACGTCTTGTTCAAGTTCAATAGATTGTTTGCTAAAACCTTTTGACTCATTACGAAGTGATTTATAGACAAGAGTATTTAACTGAACATCACGAACACAATAGTCTAACATTTCTGTAGAATAATTTAGATAGT